ATGTCTGTGTCTCCCCAAGTGCCAGCGTTATCAACAGTGCCATCTTCGTTATATGTGCGGCCTGTCTTTGTGCGGCAGTGCAGAACGTGCCGTGAAAAACTGCGGCTAATCTCCACGCCATCGCGCTTGATGACCGTTGCAGTGCGTACTTGCACATGCTTGTGGTCGCCAACCACCTCAATCTTGTCTTGTGCTGTTTCTTCTGTAAGTGCCATTTTTATCTCCTTTGGCTGGACTGTCCGACCCGCATATCCGACGGGGTTAATCTGTTACGTAGCTAAACGCCACGCGTAGGGATATGCTATTTGCGCCGCTTGTTTCACTACCTGTTAAACTTGTCCCATCTACTTCATGAAGCTGAATTGTTGTGCCATTGTTGCCAATAAACACCTGATTGAAGGTGTTGGAAAAATTATTCTGGTATGTGATTACGCCGCCCATACTTGCATAACCGCTACTATTTGTAGCCACATAAGGAAGCCCTTCTATAGTTACTTGGCCGCTGTTGCGACTGGTTGAACTAAATGCAAGCTCTATGTGACCAACAACAAGTCTCCCAATCTTAGTTGCCCTGCCTTTGTTAGTCGTATAAGACACGCTTGAGTAGCCATTAGAAACTGATGGGGAAAAATCTATTTCTTCATAATCATCCAGATGATTAGCCGCCGCCGTGCCGCCCAAGTAGACGCCCATTCCGCTTGCATTGGCATTGATGTAACCGACAACGGTGTTGTCATTTCTTACTTCTATTGCGGCACCATCAGAACCACGCCTGTTTACAAGTAACGGCGCACCATTACTGCGTGACATCAAGGTTTCAGCCGATGCTCTAATTACTGTACCATCAGCAGTTGTGCCGTTTGTGGTCGTACCCACCAGCAAGTTGCCCGATGCGTCAATGCGCATGCGTTCTGTGTTGTTTGTACCAAGAGTAAGATGGCGGCTGCCCATTGTTGCAATCTGGCCTGAAGCCTCTTGAAAACCAACATAACCCAAAGTCGTGCCACCATTGTTACTCACAAAAGTAACCGCGCCGCCGTGATTTGTACCAGTGCCAGCAGAGCCAACAGTAATTTCAGTTGTGTCACCGGAAAAATTGAAGTGTCCTGTCGTACCCACCAGCAAGTTGCCCGATGAGTCGATGCGCATTGCTTCTGAGCCGTTGGTGTCAAACTCCATAAAATTGTTGGAGTGGTTGTAGACAATTCGGCCAGCCATCCCAGCGTTGTCGTTGAAATTAAGGCCAGAATTGTAGCCTGTATAAGCCTGAATGATTACATCTGCGTGTGCGCCATCTTTGCCTTTGATGTGTAAATCCTCAGTCGGCCCCGTAGTGTTGATGCCCACGTTGCCGCTGCCGTCAAGGCGGAGGCGTTCTGAACCATTGGTAAAAAACGACATGAAATTATCAGTCTGACCGGAATAATCAGTCCGATAGGTTATGCGTCCATCTTTGTTGCCGTCATCGTCTTTGAAGTAAATAGCGCACTCGCCGCCATCTGTCGCGGCTTGCATAGCAAACTCAGGGTTGTTTGCGTTTAAGTGCAGGAGTTCGGTGGGAGCCGCAGTACCCACGCCCACCCGATTGTTAGCCGCATCGACATGCAGCGTGTTGGTATCAACAGTCAGGTCGCCCGTCACAGTCAGCGCATCAATCGGGTCCGTTCCATTCGCAAAAGCGCCAAGCTGCTTGGTCAATTCTCGCATTGAGTTATTGACTGCGCTGGGAAGCATGCCTTCGGCAATGGAGATGCCGCCGATGTCGGTGTTGTTCCCGGCGGTGGTGCCGTCGTAGTCGGCGATTTTATCTTTCGACATTATGCGTTCTCCAGTGCGGTCAGTCGTGTTTCAATATCACCAAGCCGCTGCTCAGTAGCTGCGCCTACAAACGCCAGCAGTTCTGGGTAGCGGATGCCAAGCCGTGTGCGCTGCGTTGCGCCGTCTGGTGCTTCGTCTGCTGTATGGTAAGTGTCGATGCGGATGTAGGCGTCCTGCGCCTCAATGCCAGCTTCTTCGTCAGCCTCGACAGCAGCTACCTCTGTGCTAGTTTCCCACCAAGTATCACTACACCAGAAGGCATAGTTGCTTGCGTCAAGGCCAGCATCGGTCATTGCCGTCTGCACTTCCTGTGCAATCACACCGGCATGAGTACGGGCTGCATCCCCTTCTTCTGAAACCCTGTGCTGCCATTTAAATGTCTTAAACAGCTTGCTGATGGCCTTTGCCGCCGTCATTTCGGCAGTGGTCAAACTAGCTATCTGTTCTTTTTCGTTTTGGTCGGATGTTTGAATTGTGGCGTTGGTGGCGTAGATATTTAGAAATCTTGCACTGCCAGCACCTAAGTCCACATTGCCATCATTTTGAGAGCCATTGAGACGAGGCGTAATATTGGCTGTCGCAAAAGTTAAGCCAGAGTGACTGGAGGTTTGACAGTCTATGAAAAAATTATCACTATCTGAAACACCAATACTCCCCACAGCACCGTTTGCTTTTCTAAACTCTAAAATAGTGCCATCAGACGTATTACGGTTCAGCACCAGAGCCTCTTGCCCACTAGACGTAAAGAAACTTTTGTCTGCACGAATGTTTGCACCAACCGTTGTAGAGTCGTTGCTGGTTTTGCCGACTAGCAGTGCGCCGCTTCGGTCTATCCGCATTGCCTCGCTTGGCGAAGAGCCAGTCCGAAACACCATTTGAGCATCATTTGTGCCGGTGGTGCTGGCCGTTGCGTCGAGGAACATCGCACCTGCATAGTTGGTGTAGGTGCTGCCAAAAAGCTGGATGCCAGCGCCAGCAGAGCCACCCTTCAATGTAATCTGTGAGTCAGTTCTGTCGCCCTCAATGTCAAGTGACGAAGAGGCGACTTGCGCCACAACAACAGCACCCGTTCCCGCTGGATCGATGTTCACGTTGCCATTCGTGTCTGTGGACGAGATGGTGTTGCCGTCGATGCGGATGTTGTCGACGTTAAGCTGATCTGCCGCTGGCGTCTCAAGCGCCACCGCGCCGGTGCTGACGTTCTTCAGGTCAGTCATAATTTCCCTGAGCGCGTTATTGATCCCGCTCGCGGCGCAGCCCTCGGATATGTCAACCGACTGCACGTCGGTGTTGTTGCCGGACGTTGCGTCGTAATCTCGGATCGAGTTTTTGGCCATCAGGTTGTTCCTTCGTTATCGTGCGTGCAGTTTATCACGGCTCGCGGGCTATGGCACTATGGGGTGACGCGGGTCATGCGCGCACCGCCCTCAGTGACGGCATACGTTACGGGTTTACCGAGACGGTCGCGGACGGTGCGGTACTCGACGCCCTGCTCAGGTATCCGCGCCTCACCTGCGCCGGGCAGCATGCCCGCCTCAGCGGGCGAGACGCCAAAAATTCCTGATCCTAGCATCCTGCCAACATTAGCCACTGGCTCGCTCAAAAGTCCGGGCGCTGCTGGCGCTCTGCGGACAGCGCCCTGAGCCGCCGGAGTAACGTATTGAAGAAGTCTTCTCGCGGCGGTCTGTCCGGGGGCGGAATACAGAGGAGACGTTATCGCAGAAAGTGCCAGAGGTGCCAGCGCCCCCGCCGTTCCTCCGACGCCGTACCCGCCGCCGGTCATCAAGCCTGTTGTCATCGCCCTTTCCATAGTGCCGCTTGTGGGCAGCCTGCTGCCAATAACCTCTTCTGCGGTTTCGGCAAAGGGCTGAAGTCTAGCCGTGCCAGCGCCGAAAGCCCTCTTCGCCCCCGGCTCAGTTGCGCGGATGGCGCTGACAACTTGAGCAGGGGTGAACCTGCCGCCCTTAGCGCCTAAAGTTGTCGCCGCTCTCTCTGCTGGAATAAAGAGCGCCCAACCTCTGTTGATTGACCTTAACGCATCGGCGTTTGGCTGGTTCGCTGAAGCAAGAGCCTCCCAAACATCATCTGCGGCTTGCTTAAACCCGGTTGAGGCAATGTTGCTAAGGCGGGCATCAATGCCGCCGCCCTCCATAACAAAGTCCTCTCCTGTGGTCCGCAAAGCTATCATAAGGTCTTGAACGCTTTTCCCAGAAACCGCCCCAGACGGATCAAAGGTCTCATTGATCATCTGATTAACAAGGTCTTCAAAAGCCTCGTACATTTCTTGGCCTTTGGGGCTTTCGCCCAGCTTCTTCTTAACATCACCGACAGTGTTTGCCAGAGGGTCTATAAGGTTAGATTTTTCTGGTATCTCCAGCTTAGGGACTAGCGCTTGATAAGAAGACCTTAATTTATTAAGGGCATAATCATATGCCTTCCTGCCAGTTAAGCCTTTCGGAACCGTCGCACCGATTGGCTCAAGAACTTTGTTAAAGGTTGCTACATTAAATCCCTCAATCGCCCTTCTTTGAGCCTCTGCTATTGTGGGGCCGACAAACGGGAGGCTGGTCGCAGCCTCCTCGAAAGTCTTTGCAGCGCCTCCAATCGTCTGCCCGATAGTTGTGGGGACGCCAGCCTTGATCATAGACTTTGCCGCCTCACTGGCCACAGGCACAGCCTTTTGCAAAACACCGCCCAAAGCCGCTCCAGTAACCGTCTCCGGCAATCTTTCCGAGGGCGTCCCTTCGGCTGCGCCGTATCCGTACAGCCCGCCTCCGGCTACTGCCGACTTAACCGCGCCAACCCCAAGTCGTCCCAAACCAGCCGCTAAGCCCACACCCGGAGCAAAAGATGATGCAATCTCAGCGCCAAAAGCCGTTTTTGGATACTCAGACCGAAAAGTAGAGATATCGCCCCTGACATCTTTTATGACGTCGCCATATGGGCGGCCCGTCCTCTTGCTTTCAACAAAAGCCTCAATCTCGTCAGCGGTCCCAAACGTCAAACCCTGATAAAGCGCTCGGCGGAACCCTTCCCAGTAATCAGGAGAGAATTGCTCGATGGTCGGCTCAGCAAGTGCCGCTGTCGCATTTTTTTCTTTTCCTACTTCGACGAGGCCTTCGATTTCATTGGACATTACGGCTTCCTGTACATTTTACCGTTGAAGACAACATATGAACCTTGCGGCACAGCTTTCGCCTCTGCTTCGGTTGTGGCGTAAATCGGGTCGCGAATTTCCCCTGTCTGCCTCAGCTTGGGGGAGAAATATTTTTTATCCAGACCCCCCCTTTCGCCAATCGCAACGTATTCCTGTTCTAGGTCATATTGTCTGGTCATAAGGTCTGCGTATTTCTCGCTTGCGGCAGACCTAATGTCGTCTCTAACACTTTGGGGAAGAAGCATTTTCTGCATCTCTCCGCTTTCGTCTCGGATAAATCCGTACTGCGACAGCACTACCTTAAAGCTGTCAGGGATGTTGCCGAGGCTTCTGACTTGATACTGCTCGCCCTCTCTAACAACAGAGCCGGGGTCAAGCAGCTTCATGTAGGAAAAAACAAGAGCCAAATCTTCTGCGGGGTTATTATCCTTCCCAGAAAAATTGACGACATCAGAGAAAAACTGCTTTGTACTGACAAACGGCTTGGCTAATGCCTCATAATCTTTTCTTAAGTCTCTCTCTAGTTTTACCATCTCGCGGCCACCCTTTACCCCAGCAGCAGCCTTAGCAGCAGAAATCTCTTTCCCTTTAAGGCCCAGAGTTGCTGCGCGGTAAGCTGTCAATGCCTCGCGCTCGGCAATCTTGTCTTCACGAGCCTGCTTTGCTGCAAGGGTGTCTGTATATGCCTTTAAGCCAGCCGCGCCCATACGCGCCAGCCCCTGACCCAAAGATGTTGGCGTCATTGACGGCCCACCATACTCAAGGCCGGTCAGCGCTGCCGCCGCGAGACCTTGGCCTGTCGGTGATGTCAGTGGCTGACGGAAGGCGTCGCCGATAGCCTGCATCGGGCGGGGCGCTGGCGGCGCAAGACGTGGGCCGGGAGGGATAGACGCGCCGCGCATAGCAGCCGCCTCAAGTGGCATGATCGGGCCAGCCGCAGCACGCTGTTGTGACCTTGCGGCGGAAAGCTGCGAAGGCGACAGGGCCATTGGCGGCACAGCGCCAGACGGCGTCGTGTACTGCGGGATGCGTGCCGCCGTGGCTGCTGGCTGCGGGAAGCCCTGAAGCAGCAGTTGGTTCGCTCGCGCCGGGGACATAAACCCAAGCTGCACAGGCCGTGTCATTCTGTTTGCCATATCTTACCCCAACAATCCTGCAACTGCGCCTAAGCCAGCGCCAAGTCCGCCGCCCATACCCGGTATCATTCCGGCAAGCTGTGCGCCGCCCATTGCGCCAGACAGCGCCGAAAGCGCAGGCTGGCGGAATACTGGCTGCATCGTCTGGCCGCCGACCGTGCCGCCCGCCACCGTTGCCATATAGTCCGCCAGAGCCGCGCGAGGTGCCTCCTGCTCGAACTGGAAGCGCTGCATGCTGGACGCAAGTTCTGCCTGATCCTGCGCCTCGCGTGCCGCGCCGACCTGCGCCAGCGTCTGAAGGTCAGCCTGACCAAACTGGCGTGCGCCGGGTGCCTGTGCGATTGCGGCCTGCTGCGCCTGATACGCCATCGGCGCAAGCGCTTGGGTCAGTGCCGCCTGCTGGTAGCCTGACCCGTAGCGCCCGGCCTTTGATGCCTCGGCCTGCACCGCCTCAATGGCTGGCCTGAACGCCGCCGCCATCAGCGGGTTTGTGCCGGTCAGGTTCTGCATCACCACGTCCTGAACCGCGCCGATGAAGGGTGAGCCGGTGATTGCCTGCTGCCGCAAGCCGCCCAGTGCCATCTCGCTCTCTGGCGAAAAGCCAACCGTTGTCGCGCCGGGGTAGAACTGCTGCGGCGATCCGTATATTTCTTTGGCCTCAGAAAGGCCGTATTCCAGAAACGGCTTCGCGTACTCTGGCGGCTCCGTCTGGCTCATCACCGTCCTTGTCGTGCTTCCGCCTTTACTCATCACTAAAATCCTTCATCAGTACCACCGCGCTCTCGCGGTAATCTTTGAGTGTGCGAGACCAACCCCTACGCCCGATGATCTCCATCCCGTCGCACCCTTGCGTCTTGGCCCACGCACTGAGTGCAACCTCCGCTTGCATTAATTCGTCTAAGTCGCCGCCCGCAAGCCAAATCCGGCACATTGCCTTCTGCGGGTAGTCGACTATCTCAGTCACTATAGCAGACCTTGACAGAGGAAAGAACTGGGCTTTCCCCTCGGCTATAGCGACGGCCACGTCGTCTATCGTGTGCGACCCGCCAGCGTACTCCAGCGCGTCCTCGATGTAGCGCTTGCAGCGCTGCCAGTGTTCACTCATCCTGTATTCACCCAACAATAAGGTAGGCGAACTCCTGTGTGTGGCCGTGGTTCTTGTGTCCAATCTTCATCGTCCCATCAGTTGATGTCGACTTGATGTACGGCTGATGATGCTCAGGCGATCCGTTGATCGCCGTAAAAAACACCACGCTCTCTTTTGAGAAGCGTGGGTCCGTCTTTGTTGTCTCGGTAACGCTGGCTGCCAGCGTCACATAATCCCAGCTATTCAGTCCGCCATTAATCGTGCGGTTAAGCAGTTCGGCGATCTCCCGCGTTGTCGCGAGGATCGGGTTGAGGATGCGGAAGTTACTGACGCGCGTCGTCATCGCCTGCCCACCTGTCTCGCCTCAACGTCCATACCTTGCGCGAATGACCACTGCCCGCTCAGGTTCATGCGCGCGCGGTGATACCGGCCCTGCGCCCTGAACGGCGCGAAACCGTCGTCATTCGGTGACTGCGCCGTCGTGAATGTCGTCGTGTCGGAGTGCAGCCCGCGCGTGCCGATCTGCATCGTGACGCTGCCGCCCTCGTGGTACGGATAGACGCGCGTGATCATATTGAACTTGCCGGTCGCAAGCCCAGCTTCCGCCGTCTCAATGGTTGCGGCCAGTGGGTCGCCGGTGAAGGTGTGTATTTTGTTTCCGACTGCGCCGCCGAAGATAAACTGCCCGCCCTTGTACAGCGCGCTGTCAAGAGACGCAGGCAGCGCGTCGATGCTGGTGTTGATCGTGTCTAGCTGCTCCAGAGTGTAGGCTGGCGTGAACATCGGCGCAATCAGACCGGCCTGCACGTTGGCGGTAGACCAGCGCCCGATTGCGTAGTTGTAGATCAGCAGCTTGTCGGGCTTGGCGTCGGTGCTGTTGTTTGACACATAGGACCAGACAGCGATCTGGTTCTGCGGGTCAACGCTTGATGTCATCCGCTCCTTGTGCGCGATGTTGAAGTCGTCGAAGAAGAACTTGTCCACCTTCTCGGCCCCGATGTTCTGGGATCGCTGGCCGTCGAAAGCATAGAAGCCGTCGTCGCTCAGATAGAAGACAGTGTGGCCGATGTTGCAGATCGACCCCGGAACCTGACAGCCGCGCGCCGTCTCGACTTTGTCAAACTGGAAAATCAGCGGCGGGCCGGAGTAGGTGGCGCGGACAATCGCGCGTTCCATCAGGATCGTGCAGTATTCGCCGCCGACCATCCCGGTAATGTTGCCAGCGTCAGGTATGTCTTGGAAGTCGGACTGCTCGGTGCCAGCAGTCCAGCTTGTGATGTCGTTGAAGCCCGACCACTGCACCCGGAAGGGAAGGCGGTTGCCCGACCCATCCTCTACGTTGCCCAGCCACACGAAATCGCGCACCACCGCAATGAAGTCAGCGTCCGGCGGTGAGCCAGCCAGATCGGCGAAGAGACTGCTGGTGCCGAGCGTGTAGCGTTGCGGCGGCACACCAATCCCGCCGACTGCAATTACATCCTTGCCAAACTGCACGAACCGCCAGCGCTCTTCCGGCGCAGTCAATGTGTAGTTGCCGGACTTCGATATGTTGTCGAGGCCGCTGTCGCTGCTGTCGAACTCGTACAGCTTGGCGTTGTCGCCCGCGAACAGCTTGACGTTTCCGTCATTGTCTTTCGCTGCAAACACGCCGTTTATGTCCGCGTCTGCCGCGCCGGAGTACGCAACGAACTCAGGCAGGCTGCGATAACCGCCAGCCGCAGGGATGACGTTCTCGGCCCTTGTGACGCCGGGGTTCGAGTAATCGGGCTGATCTGGTAGGAACTCGCCAAACTGTATCATTGCTGGTGCCAAACCTCGCTGCCTACAGATACTTGCGACCAGACCTCAGAGCCTGCTGCGATATCTGTCCAAGTCTCTGTGCCGTCGGCGACTTCTGACCAGTCCTCGCCCAGCACCTTACCGCGCATTGTAGCAGACATTGATGCGTCAGCGGAACCGGACATGACGAAAACGCCCACAGAAGCGCCTGTGGCGTCCATAGACACGCTTGCGCTACCTGTATCGAAGAGGACGGCAAGATACTCGCCAGTGGCCGTCACAGAGGCGCTGGCGGCACCGTCAAAGCCGCGTATGCGGTCGCTGTCGGATGCCGCCGTGATTGCGACGCTTGCGGCTCCGTCCATCCGCGCGATGAACGCTGCGGTGGCGGCGACTGACGCAGCGCCTGTGACTGATGCGTCGACGCCGCGCTCGCGGAAGCTGTCGGAGGTTGCCGACATTGAGACCGACACAGAGGCGTCGAACAGGATTGGGAAGGTCGGCGTTGCTGTCGCCGACATAGATACCGACGCGCTGCCGTCGAAGTGGCGCACGTTTAAGTTTGCAAGCTGCTCCAGTGTGCCAAAGGTGTCGAGGGCATCCATCGTCCCCCAAGCGTCTAGCTGCTCCAGCGTCGGGTTAGACCAATCGACCCGCGTCAGCAAAAGCGCGCTATCCAGCGAATACGGAAGCGCGTCAATGCTGCTCGTGAAGTTGTCTAAATTTGGAGTGCCAGTAGCCACGGCATCACCTTATGCTGCGGTGATGTCGAGATCACCCGCTGAGATTTTCAGAACGTCGCCGGAACTTATCAACTTACCTGTCGAAAAGGCACCGTGGATCAACAAATTCCCGCTTGACGCCGCATCGAAGATACCGAAATGGGAGACCGTACCCCACGTTCCTGTCGCCGCAGCGAACTCAATCGCCGAGGTGTTGTCGGTCGTGCCACCAGAAGCCGCATCAAACGCAGCCGAGACGCGGCTGTAGTTGTTGCCGGTCAGTTCGGTGCCGCTGTTGTCGTCAGCAAACGACCCAGTCGAAAGTCCGATGTAGACCGTCGATGGGTGTGTGTAAGCCGCTGTTCCGAGAACGTGATCTAGGATTTTGTTCTCTAAGTAATCACTCATTGCAGACATTGTTTAACTCTCCACTGCTGCGTTTTGACGGGCGTAAATGCTGCTGATTTGCAGCGACCCCGTGCCGTAATGCGCGCGCTGCTCATCGACCTTGATCTGCTCAAGGGCGAGGTTGAAGCGTTGCAGATACTGCGACGCACGCTGTTCATCAAGCAGGTAAGCATACGCCTCTGCGAGTGATCCGTATAGGTAGGCATCGGGCGAGCGGGCCAAGATATTGTTTGTGGCGTTGCTGTCGGACAGCGCCACGATTGATCCGATATAGATAATCTCGGCAGTGTACCCGTCGTCCGGCACCGGGCGCAGCTTCATCTCGTCGCCGACAATGCTAAAGCCCAGAGGCTTGCCGGTGCCGCCGGACGAGAAGTTACTGTCCAGCGCGACAGGGCTGTAATAGGTCAGCACCGTCAGCGGTGTCGTGTTCAGCTTGACCTCGCGCACCTCGCGCAAGTCCGTCGGCAGCGCAATGTATTCGTCGCCGCTGGTCAGCGTCGCCGTGGCGCGCTTTTCCTGTGACCGTGTCTCCAGTTCGCGAGACATCGTCGCCTCGGCAAGCTGGATAAAGTCAGGGATGACGCTGGTCAGATCGTCACGCGCGAGGAAGTTGGCTATTGCCGCCTTCAATTCGGTGTAGGTCGAAATCGCCATTATAAATGTCCGCCGCCCGTTCTGAACCCTCGGTTTTCGCTGTCATTCAACCAAGCCTTCCACGCCTTTGGATTTTCGCGCATCGGGCCAAATTTTTCCAGCAAGTGATTGTACACCACGTTTGGGATTTCCGCCACATGCTGCATGTGACGCTGCGTGTTGCCAATCATTGAGCCGGGCTGATAGTCGTTCGACATCTGCTTGTTAAGTTTCAGCAGGCCGCCAAATTCTTGCCGCTGTTCAATAACAGAAGACCCGTCGCTGTTCTGTTGCAGGGTGACTTCCTTGCGGGTGCGCGGGTCGGTGTAGAGGTATCGCTTCATTTTGCCCTCATAGAGAAGGGGGCAGCCGAAGCCGCCCCCTTGCTAGATTAGGAACCGCTGAGATCGAAGATCGCGGCGTGCGCCTTCGGAGCAGTTGGCTTAAGCGACCACTCGCACAGGATGTGCGTGTCGGTTGCGTCGCCAGTCTTGGCAAGGTCTTCCTCAAGGAAGTTACGACCATTTAGTGTGGAGATCGACACGAAGTCTGGGTCGATCAGGAACGCGCGGTCGTTGCCCATAAAGCGCGACGGTGTCGCCTCAATGGTGCCAAAGTCGCCGAGGAAGACAGAAGTCGAACCGACATATGTGACTTCCTTAGCAGCAGTCATGTTCACGTCGTTGCTGACGAGGTTACCCGACGCAGACAGATCAGAAAAATTCGCCTTGTTAGTGGCGGACATGATCATGAGGCGAGGGTTACCGCCGTCGGTCCAAGCGTCCTGCTGCGCGTCCTCAATGAGGGCGAGCGTCAGTGCGCGGTCGTCACCGTTAGTGATGGCGTCAGTACCGTCGCCAGTGGCGAAAGCACCAGAACCAGCACCAACAGAACCGTTGGTCATCCAGCAAGACAGCGACGCCGACTTGCGTGGCTCAGAAGAAGAGCGAGCAACGTCTGTGTCGCCAATCATCTTTTCAATGTCGCGACGCAGTTCCAGCGCCTTCAGCACCTTCTGG